TATTTTTTCTATGGGTAAAAATGTATGAAGGTTTTGAATTAGGTCGTAGTAAACTTTTTTTGTAATAGCATTTGGATGGTGTGGATATGTTATTGAAATTGTATGTAAAAAAAACCAATAATGTGGCCCCCAAATTTTTGGATCAAGATAAGTCATTTATATATAAAATATATAAAAGGATCTTGTTTTAAACATATAGTTTTATGAGCAAAAATAATAATGTGTGCAATAATTGCGGCAAACATGGACATTTGTTTCATCAATGTAAGTTGCCAATTACAAGTTATGGAATTATATTATCACGATCTAGTAGAGAAGGTTTGCAATTTTTAATGATAAGACGAAAAGATAGTTTTGGATACATAGATTTTATTCGGGGAAAATATTCACCTTATAATGTTGATCAAGTGCAAAATTGCATTAATGAAATGTCTTGCCAAGAAAAGGAAAGACTATTGTACGAACCTTTTGATGTCTTATGGAAAATGATGTGGGGGGAAACATCTTGCATGCAATATCGAAATGAAGAGTCTGCGTCAGAAAAAAAATTTGAAACGATAAAAAATGGCGTTCTTGTTAATAATGATTTAATAACGCTGGCTGATTTAATTAAAAATAGCAAGACAACATGGAGTGAAACTGAATGGGAGTTTCCAAAAGGTAGGAGAAATTATCAAGAAAAAGATTTAGATTGTGCACTTCGCGAGTTTGAAGAAGAAACAGGTTATTCACAAAAAGATATAACAATTATTGAAAATGTGTTGCCGTTTGAGGAAATATTTGTAGGATCAAATCATAAATCATATAAACACAAATATTTTTTAGCTTATATGAATGATACAATTGATAATTTACAAAATTATCAAAAAACAGAGGTTAGTAAAATAGAATGGAAAACAATAAGTGAATGTTTAGCGTCAATAAGACCATACAACTTAGAAAAAATAAAGTTGATAAAAAACGTGAGTAAAATATTGCAAGACTACGGCTTATACTTTTAAACCGATGAACATTTATATTTTTTCTTATATAATATAAAATGCCTTTAACAGGATTGAATGTTGCTAAGAGTTTTAATTTTAGGAATCCATCTATTAACGCCTATTCTTTCAGAACGCAACATGGAACTACCAGCCCCCAACAAACAAACAATTATCATTACGCCGCTTTTGCCGCAGGCAATTTGACATCATCAAGAACCATTCGTGGTTTAGGAAATGGTCCATATGGAAGTAATACTTTTTTATTGAAACTTTATGGTAGATAAATTACGATATAAATTGTTAAAACTACTATACATTATATTCATAATATATAGTAAGATGATTGCAGAAAAACCTAGGATGAAAATTATAGAATCTGAAGATAGCTTCAGTACCGATGAGTTAGAAACAACATTTGAAACGAATGAATGCGGCGAATCAGAAAACTACTACAACAAAGAATGTAATAAGTTTTTATTAAAAAAGGAACTAATAGAGCGCGATGAGTTAGAGGAAAATCCGGATTCAAATACTTATCTATATCCAAATTTGAATGACCCAAATTTTAACATTAAAATAGCAGAGAAAAAAGAATTTAATGATACTAAATATGATGGTAAACTTAAAAATATAAAAGAGCAAGCCGAAGTGTTAAGTAAAGCAGAGTTTGAAATGGCTCCGCATCAAGCGTTTGTTCGGAATTTTCTCTCTTTTCAAACGCCATATAATAGTTTATTGTTATATCATGGCTTGGGAAGTGGAAAAACATTAAGCTCTATTGGAGTGTGCGAAGAAATGCGCGACTACTTGAAACAAATGGGAATCAATAAAAGAATAATTGTTGTTGCATCGCCTAATGTTCAAGATAATTTTAAAATGCAGCTATTTGACGAGAGAAAACTACAAAAAGTCGATGGTATTTGGACTACAAATAATTTTATAGGGAATAAATTAGTGAGGGAGGTAAATCCAATGAGTATGAAAGACATGCCTAGAGAGAAAATAGTGAGTCAAATAAAGTCGTTAATAAATTCTTCCTATTTATTTTTGGGTTATGGTGAATTTGCTAATTATATTCGTAAAATAGAAGATGTGAAAGAAGAGTATAAAAATGAGAAAGATAAAGAAGGGCGCCGACTTAGAAATTTACGCCTTGAGTTTAATAGTCGTTTAATAGTTATTGACGAAGTGCATAATATTCGTATAAGCGAAGATAACGAAAATAAAAAAGTAGCAATGTATTTAATGTCTCTAGTTAGAGCCGCAGAAAATATGCGTCTTTTGTTGCTTTCTGCGACGCCAATGTATAATAGCTATAAAGAAATTATATGGCTTTTGAATTTGATGAACGTAAATGATCGCAGAGGAACAATAGAAATTAAAGACGTATTTGATAAAAACGGAAACTTTAAAGAAGGTGGCGAAGAATTATTAGCAAGAAAAGCAACAGGGTATGTTTCTTTTGTTAGAGGAGATAACCCGTACACATTTCCTTTCAGAGTATTGCCCGTCGATTTTGATAGAGTGCACACATTCAAAGATGCGCGAAACAAGTATCCAAAGTTTCAAATGAATGGTAAAGAAATAAAATCAAACGATAAACTTCAAATATTGGATTCAAATGTGTTTCTGACAGATGTTGGAAGTTATCAAGCCAAAGGCTATAAATATGTAATTGATAATTTGCGAAAAAAACAAATAACTATAACTACGAAGCAAGGAGCTGTAAGAGATATGCCATCTTTTGAAAATATGGAGTCTTTTGGTTATACTATTTTGCAAATTCCGCTTGAAGCATTAAATATCGTATATCCTACAGATGCACTAGACAGCGCAATTATAGATGTGAAACCAGTCTCGGCCTTTTCGCTAAGTTCGTCGGGCAGTTCAAATGAGTCATTATCAAGCGAAAAATTGCTTTCAGGCGGGCAAAGTTCTACTTCAAGTTCAAGTTCTGTAAAGAAAATTGCTATTAACCCAAGTGACTTGACGGGAATTAAAGGATTGACTAGAACAATGAATTTTGTTAACAGAAAGACTCCGCCCGAGTTTGGTTCGTTTGAATATAAAACAAGTGTTGAACAAAAATATGGTAGGATTTTTTCTCCAAATGAAATTGGCAAATATAGCGGCAAAATAAAAAACATATGTGAAAATATTGCTTCAACAAACACCGGCGCAATATCTGAAGGGGTTATTTTAATCTATTCGCAATACATTTCTGGCGGGTTGTTACCCGTTGCTCTCGCACTCGAAGAAATGGGATTTACTCGTTTCGGAGAAAATGCAAAACCATTTTTTAAAACTCCACCAACGCCTGTGGTGGATGTAAGAACAATGAAACCAAGAAAAGATAAAAATACAAATTTTATTCCTGCCAGGTACGCAATGATAACCGGCGACCCCCGTATTTCGCCAAATAATGATTACGACGTTAAAGCATTAACTGGGCTAGATAATAAAGATGGTAACAAAATAAAGGTAATATTAATATCAAAAGCCGGATCAGAGGGCCTTGATTTCAAATTTATACGGCAAGTGCATATTTTGGAGCCATGGTATAATATGAATCGCATAGAACAAATTATAGGACGAGCAGTGCGCAACTTTAGTCATAAAGACCTTCCTTTTGAAAAAAGGAATGTTGAAATTTTTATGTATGGCTCTTTGTTAGAAGATAAAAATGAAGAGGCTGCCGATGTCTATGTTTATCGTGTTGCAGAATTTAAAGCTAAACAAATTGGAAAAGTTAGTAGATTATTAAAAGAAACGTCGGTTGACTGCATACTTAATTATGATCAAAGTAATTTCTCTCAAGAGATTATTTCAGAAACTTTGAAAGAACCCATCGAGCAAATTTTATCAAATGGAAAAGTTTTAAAAGACTTTAAAGCTGGAGATGCGCCTTATTCTGCGGCATGCGACTATATGGCAGATTGCCAATATAAATGTAGACCATTTAAAAAAATAACAGAAGATGATTTGAAGGAGGATACTTACAATGAAAACTTTATCATGATGAACTCAGAGAAAATAATTCAAAAAATTCGCTCTCTCATGAGAGAAAGGTTTTTTTATAAGAAGGGCGATCTTATTAAAATGATAAATACACCAAAAGTATATCCATTGGTTCAAATATATGCAGCGCTTACGCATTTAATAGAAGATAATAATGAATTTGTTACAGATAAGTTTGGAAGAAATGGTCATTTAATAAACATTGACGAGTATTATCTATTTCAACCAATTGAGTTAACGTATGACAATGTTTCTATTTTTGATAGGTCTGTGCCAATCGATTACAAACACAATATGATAAAGTTTGATATAAAACAAGACATATTATCATCTTTTACTAGTAAAAATAAATTAGAAGATAAAGAGATAAAAGAAAAAATAATCGGATTGAATCCCGTAATGGAAGATCTAAAGTATAAGTTTAATTTAGCAAATGAATTTATCAACACTGAACAAAATGTTATAACTTCAGATAAAGACTTGGACAATAACTGGTATAGGTATTGTGGGATTGTAATAAGAAAAATGGTAAAACAAGGTGTAGCACTAGATACATTAACTGAATTTTTAGTTGAACACATTATTGACATGACTTTATTTCATGAAAAAGTCGCCATATTGAACTATTTATATTCCTTAGAAATTGTTGACGAGAGAAGTTTTGAAGCGCAAGTTAAAGCTTACTTGGATACAAAAATTTTGCAGGCTAATGGCTTGACTGCAATAATATTATATGATGCAGATAAAAGAAAAATACTCAAATTTGATAATAGAAAAAATAAATGGGTGGATGCCGAACCAGAGGATATAAAAGATTTAAGTGATACTATTAAAAAAAGTTTTTCAATAAATGTAGCAGACTTTAATAACTTTGTTGGTTTTATTGGTTCCGATGATAAAAAGAAATTTATGAGCTTTAAATTGAAGAATATGAAAGAGAAACGACATACTGGCGCCAGATGTGACCAAAAGTCAAAGTCAAAAATATTAGAAATTATGAATATCATAGAAGGCGAAGAGAAATTTACAAAAGAAAACACCAAAGGTATAACACAGGCTGAGTTATGTCCTTTTCAAGAGCTAACGTTGCGAAACTATAATAAGATGAAAAAAAATGGTAAGGTGTGGTTTTTAGATCCTGAAACTGCAAAAATTTATGGGTTTTAAGAATTAAAATTGAAGAGTATTAAAAAGATATTATGTACTAATAATATATTTATGGAACAACAATCCGCAAAAGCCCCTCAACAAAAATACAAAAAAAAGGAAGTAAAAGTAACAACAATTTATTCACGATGTCTAATAACACGCAATGTCCCTTTACCAATGACATGCGTGGGTAAAAACCTAAAAGAAACTATTGAGAAAGATATTGTTTCCAATTTTGAAGGCAAGTGCGTAGTTGAGGGGTTTGTCAAACCAGATTCTATTAAAGTTATTACATACTCAAGTGGATTAGTTCATGGAAATAGTGTGTCGTTTGAAGTTGTATTTGAATGCGAAATTTGCTGTCCAGTTGAAGGGATGTTGATACCATGCGTTGCAAAAAATATTACAAAAGCCGGCATTCGTGCAGAAAGCGCAGACGAAAGTCCATCACCAGTAGTTGTATTTATTGCACGAGACCATCATTACTCGGTTTCGCAATTTGCAAGTGTTCAAGAAGGAGATAAAATTATGGCGCGTGTTATTGGGCAACGATTTGAATTAAATGACAAGTACATTTCAATAATTGCGGAACTTGTAGTTGAAAAAAGTCAAAAGAAAAAGGAAACGGCAAAGCCAAAACTTGTTTTTGAGGATAATTAATATTAAACCATTATAAAACACCACATAAAACCCCATATAAAACCCACATAAAAACCAATATAAAAACCAATATAAAAACAAAACGGCAAATATTTTAAAATGGAAGAAGCGATGGATATTTCTGATTTAAATAATGTGAGAGATAAATTGGAAGGAATGTCAAAGTTTAACCAAGTTGAAGTTTTGCGTATACTAAGCAAATACAAGGATGTTACTTTAAATGAAAATAAATATGGAATCCATATAAATCTTACTGACTTGAAAAAAGAAATAGTTGATGAACTCAAAAAGTATATTAACTATGTGAACACACAAGAAAATACATTGGATCAGATAGAACAGCAAAAAGAAACATTTAAGAATATATATTTTACAAAAGATAATAAAGATATTAAGGGAAAGTGACGTAAGAGCAAATGAATTTTGCAAACTTAGAAGAATT